GATATGGAGTTAGCAAGGTGTCAGAGGTATTATCAAAGATTTAAAGGGGGAGGTGCTTTTACTTCAGGTATAGTTGGATGTTACAATGCTACCACATCAGTTAGAGCATTACATAATCATATAGTACCATTTAGAGCTAGTCCAACTTTTGGTTATTCAGCACTATCTCATTTTGATTTAGAACCTTTTGATGCACAACCAACTTCCTTGTCAGCACTTACAACTGGTAATTTATATCAAGCAGATGTAGCTGCAGTTGACCCAACAGCAAGGGTTAGAGGTTATGCAGCAACTATTACTTGCGACAATTCAACAGGATATTTTGATTTTTCTGCGGAGCTATAAATTATGTATAAAATAATAAGATACAAAGGTGTAGAAGGACAAAATCAAACTATTCAATGTATTTTTAGAATACAAGATAATGCCTCTATTCCATTGGATGAAAAAAACACAGACTATCAAGAATACCTAGAATGGGTAGCAGAAGGTAACACACCAGAAGAAGAAGAATAATGTACGGCTTATCTGCATTTTCACAGAGTCCATATTCTGCATTAGGCACTATAACAAAAACAGGTGTTGCACAAATACAGGGTGTAGGCACTCTCACAGCTAGTGCATTAAGAGAAAGAACTGCTGTTGCATCTATCAGTGCAACTGCTACTTTAACAGCAGATGGATTAAGAATACAGTTTGGTAATGCAAGTATTAATGGTCAAGCGACTGTTACTGCATTAGGTGGTCTAATTAATAATGCAACAGGTTCTATTACTGGCACTGCAACTGTTACTTCTAATGCTGTTTATGTAGCATTTGGTAGTGGTGATATAAGTGGTCGTGCAACACTGACTGTCGCTTTATCAGGTTCTATTATCTATGCTGATGCAAGTATTAGTGGTACAGCTACACTAACTGCTGATGGGTTAAGAATAAGATTTGGTGATGCTAGTATTACAGGTACATCTACACTTACAGCATTAGGCGGATTAGTTGCTACAGGAAGTGCAAGTATAGAGGGAATAGCAACATTAACAGCAGGAAGCTCTATAACAAGACACGCTAATGCTTCTATAGATGGTATAGGAACAGTAACGGCATTAGGCACTATACTTGGTGAAGAATGGACAGATGTACCAGTAGAAGAAAACACATGGTCAGCAGTATCAGCAGGTAGTAATGTATGGACAGATTCAACAGTAGGAACTAACAAATGGAAACGACAAGGATAAAACATGGCAAAAACTAAAGTATCTCAATGGGACAGTGTTGCAGCTAACAATACTGACATAAACTCAATAAACATAAATGAGGGATGTCCTCCTTCTACCATCAACAATGCTATTCGTGAAACAATGGCACAAATTAAAGATTGGCAAGATGGGTCTAGTGGTGATAGTTGGACTAGCACTGGCACAATTACATCTAATGGCACATTAACTTCTAATGGAATTACTAATATTACTGGTAGTGTTTATTTAGATGGAAGTTTAGGTACTAACGGACAAGTTTTAACATCTGTTGGTTCTACAAATACTCCTGTATGGTCATCTTTAGGAACTATGTCTGCACAAAACTCCAATGCTGTAGCTATTACAGGTGGGGCAATCGCAACTACGGGTGCTTTAAATGTAACTGGTTCATTAACAATGGATGGAGCAACGGGTAGTTCAGGGCAAGTTTTAGTTTCTAGTGGTTCAGCAGCAACTCCTACTTGGGGAAATGCTTTTGTAACAGGTATGATAATGTTATGGTCAGGTTCTACAGGAAATGTGCCTAGTGGTTGGGCAATATGTGATGGCGGTAATGGCACTCCTAATTTAAAAGACAGGTTTGTAGTAGGGGCTGGTAACGCTTATGCAGTAAATGCAACAGGTGGTTCTTCTACTGCTACATTACCTGCTCACACTCACACAGGAACAACTAACGGAGGAAGTTCACACAGCCATTCAATACCACATTATTTAGTTCAGGCAGTAGCTGGAACAGGTGATATTGATAGAGATAACGAGTATCAACAATGGAAAGCATTATCAGGACAATCAACAGGTAGTATTGGTAATCATACTCATTCATTTACTACAGCATCTTCAGGAACAAGTGCAACTAACGCTAACTTACCTCCTTACTATGCTCTTGCATACATAATGAAACTATAATATGACAACAAAAAGATTACAATTTACAGATTGGCTACCAGACCAACCAGCAAACGCAGGTAGTTTAAATGATGCTAAAAATGTATTTCCTGTTGGTATTGGTTATGGTGCTTTCCCTAGTGCAGAAGATTTTTCTAATTCTGCTAGTGAAAATATTAACAATATATTTGTAGCCAAGTTTGGTGCTAATGTAGAAGTATTTGCAGGTGGTGCTACAAAGCTGTTTAAACTAGATATTGCAACACTTAACCTTACTGATGTGTCTAAAGCAGGTGGATATGGTGGTAATGGCACATGGAAGTTTGAACAATTTGGTAATGTTGTATTAGCTTGTAACGATACGCAAAAAATACAAGCATGGACTATAGGTGTATCAAGTACATTTGCAGATGTAGCAGCAGCAGCTCCTATAGCTAAAGACATTGCTGTAATTCGTGATTTTGTTTTTGCAGGAAATTTGTTAGGTGGAACAGAACCAGACAAAGTTCAATGGTCAGATATTAATGATGAAACTGATTGGGTATCTGGTGCTACAAGCCAAAGTGACTTTCAAATAATTCCTGATGGTGGTAATGTTCAAGCTATTACAGGTGGTGAGTTTGGTGTTGTGTTGTTAGAGAAATCTGTAGTTCGTTGCTCTTATGTAGGTAGTCCTCTTTTTTGGCAATTTGATACTATCTCAAGTGGATTAGGTTGTTTGGAAGGTAACTCTGTTGCTAGGTATGGAAACATTACTTTCTTTATATCAGATGATGGATTTTACTCAACAGATGGTCAAACAGTTACTAATATAGGATTAGAAAAAGTAGATAGATGGTTTTTTAGTAGAGTAGATTTAACACAAATAAATACCATGAGTGTTGCTATAGACCCTGTTAAAAATCTTGTCGTATGGAACTATGCTGATGTAGATGGTAACAGAAGAATAATTATTTATAATTGGCAGTTAGGAAAATGGTCAAGAGCTGAAACCGAATCAGATGTTGTAGGCACTATTGCTACATTAGGAGAGACATTAGAAACTTTAGAATCTTCTTTAGGCTATACAGACATAGACACTATGCCTGCATCACTAGATTCACGATTGTTTATAGGTGGTAAGTTTTTATTTGCAGGTGCAAAAACAAATAAATTAGTAGTATTTACAGGTGAATCTATAACACCACAATTAATTACAACGGATGTAGAGATTGGTTACAATTCTGTAGCTACACTAGCCAGACCACAAATAGACAATGGCACAGCACAGGTTGCCGTAGCTAGTCGTAGAGAGTTAGATGATACTATTGGATTTAGTGCATTTGTTCCTGCTACAACAGAAGGCAGATGTAGTTTAAGAAGTGCAGGTAGGTATCATAGATTTAATGTGCAGCCTACAGGTAACTGGACAACAGCTATGGCAGTAGATGTAGATATAAAACCACAAGGCAATAGATAATGCCTAGAATGTATCGTACACTTCCGTATCAAGGTGGTGACCCTAGATTAGTATCTGAAGTAGTTAATAATGCTATGAATGGCAAGACCAACAATAGTGGTACTGTTATTTTAAATACATCTGGAACAGAAACTACAGTTAATAATGAAAGAGCAGGTTTTAATTCTGTTATTGTATTTTCACCAAGAACTGCAAATGCAGCAGGAGAGACAGACCACATTTATATCAAAACAAAAGCCAAAGGCAGTTTTGTAATAGGTCATAGAAATCATGGACATAGTGATGTAGAATTGGATTATATCATTGTTGGATAAATTTTATGAAACTCTATGTAGTGCCTACGAATCAAGTGCAAAGATTTTGGTATCTTGCAGAACCTTTATTACAAAAAGCATTAGACAAAGGTAACGGAGAATTTACAGCAGGACAATTAAAACTGCTAGTTACTCAAGGTCAGCAACAATTACTATTAGTAATGAAAGAAGATAAGTGTTATGTAGCACTCACTGTTCAATGGATTAACTATCCTAACGACAGGGTAGCTTATATAACTTATATAGGTGGTAAAAACACCAAAGCAGGGTTTGAGCAGTTTAAACAGTGGGTCAAACATAATGGTGGAACTGCAATACAGGGGTCTACTAAATTTGAGAGTATAGCTAGATTATGGAACAGGCTATATGGTTACGAAAAAAAATATCAATTAATGGAGTTGAAACTAGAATGATTAAGTTAAAAATATGGTTATATAACTGGTTAGCTAAAGATTTAGGCAAACTAGGTAGAGAGGGAGATACTGAACTTGCTCATGTTAATACATGGGAAGCTAATCTTCTAAAAGCACATGGAGGTTCAGGAACAATTAATCCTGTGACTGGGTTGCGTGAATACAAAGGTGGTGGTGGTAGTCAAACACAAACAACTAATCAAAATATTGACCCTGCTATATTGCCATACATAACCTATGGTTTAGATGAAGCACAAAATCTTTATGAAGATGCTTCCCCAGAATATTACCCAGATGCAACTTATGTTCCAGCATCAGCAACTACAACAGAAGCATTAGGTTTAGCAGGTGATAGAGCAAGAACTGGTAGTCCATTAATACCTCAAGCTCAATCAACAATTAGTGGTATGCAATCAGCAGTAAACCCTGCATTATCAAACTATGCAGCACTAACAGGAGGAATACCTAGTGGAGCTTTAGCAGGTACAGAAGCTACAGCAAGAGGAGATTATTTGTCAGCAGGTAATCCATATTTTTCTAGTATGATGGCAAGTGCAGCTAAACCAGTAGTCACAGAATTTAATAAAGCTATAAGAGATATAGGAAGCAGAACAGCAGCTTCTGGTAGGTATGGTTCAGGTGCTATGGGTGAGTTAGAAGGTACTGCATCAGAAAACCTAGCAAATGCTTTATCTAACAGAGCAGCAGAATTAGCATATAGTAATTATGGTGCTGAAAGAGGTAGACAAGAACAAGCAGTGGCTAGATTAGGTGATATTACTAATCAAACATTTAACCAAAGATTATCAGCAGCTCAAGGTCTTGGTGGATTATCAGAAACACAAGCACAAAGACAAATGTCAGCAGCTCAATTAGCACCACAAATGGCTATGGCAGATTATTCAGACATAAATCAATTAGCTAAAATAGGTCAAACAGAGGAGCAGTATGCTAAAGATGCTTTAAATGCAGATATAGCAAGATTTGAGTTTGGTGAAAATAAACCTTACAACAAATTATCTTCTTATTTATCGGCTGCATATGGTGCACCAGCTCCAGTTAATACAACTACAACTTCATCAGGTGGAGGTAAATAATGGGAGCTCCAGTATTAGTAGGAATGGGAATGGGTGCATTAACTTCTTTAGCTATGGGTAAAGACCCACTAATGGGAGCAGCAGTTGGTGGTGCAAGTGGTGGTATGTTTGGTGGTACTGAAGGATTTGGCTCTGGATTTGGGTTTGATAACATGGGATTTGATTTAGGTAGTAGTGTAGCAAATACAGCAGCAACAGGGGTAAATGCAGGTACAGCATTAGGTCAAGGTGGTATGAATACATTAGCAGGACAAGGTTTATTAGGAGCAACACCTACATTTGCATCAGTTGGAGTACCACAATTTGGAAGTGTAGTAACTCCAGAAAACACACCTAACTTATTAATGGACTCTGCATATAATGCACCAGTATCTCCTACAGATGTTTACACAGGTGATTTAAGTATGATGACTGCTGACAATTTAGGTTCTACACAAACAATTGGTTTAGACAATCCTGATTTATTTACAAATGGTGGTTATGACCCTACCTTAACTTCAGACCAATTAAACTATCAACCTAACTTTACACCAATAGCAGGAACAAATGAAGGTGGTGGTGGATATGAATATGGATTGCTAGACAATTTTAAAGTATCTGATTATGCACCATCAAACGCAGTTATGAATGAAATGGCAATGGGTATGGGAATAAATGCTTTAACACCAGAACAAAGAAAAAGACTAGAAATACAACAAGCTAATGTAATGAGAGGTAATTTGCCACAAGGCAATCAAGGCATTGGTGGAAATTATATATCAAGAGCATAGGGGAAAACAATGGCAAACGGATTATTTGATTACTTTGGAAACATGAACATTTTTGGAGCTGCTCCAAATGGACAAGTACAAAGTTTATTAAACAACAAACTTATTACAAAAGAAGCAATAGAAAGAGCTAACAAACAATCTATTGGTTCAGGTCTTATTACTGGTCTTGCTAGTTATCTTGCACAACCTAAAAATCAAGGATATGGAGATTCAACACCCTACCTTGCTAAAGCATTTTTAAATGCTAATCAAGCAGCTCAAGTGCCATTTACAAACTTACCAAACCAATACGCAATGGACACAAAGATTAAAGAAAACCAAAGAGTTTTAGGTGAAAGAAATAAAACACAAGAAACTATTAACAAAATGATAGAAAATGACCCAACATTAGCAGACTTGAGAGGTGCTCCCTTACAACAACAAATAGCTGCAATTAATGAAAATACAAAACAAAGATTTGCAATTAAAAAACCTTTAAGCATAGATGACCAAATGGATAAAATTATTTTTGATATTAATGCTAAAAAAGAGAGAGGTGAAGAATTAACTCTAACAGACGAATCTAATTTAAAGGCAGCAACTCAAGTTAAATTAATGAGTTCTTCTGACCCATCAGGATTGCAATCAGCTATGCTTCCAGGTGCAGAAAAAGGAGCTGAAGGTCAAGCAAAAGATTTTGGAAAAATAGCTAATGAGTGGACTATTGGTAATAAAGCATCAGATGCACAAAAATTAATATTAGATTTAGAGGATGTTTCTAAATCATTAAGTACAAGTGATGATATTACAGGTGGTTTTATTGGTGCTTTACCACCTTTTGCAAAAGAAAGATTT